TCTAACCCTAAAGGTTGATTTGATGCGCCCGTACCGTACATTGCTGTACCAAGCGACTGAACGCTCTCTGCTACTGCTTCTTCAAGTTTGAAAACGTCTAAATCAATAGACTGTTCTGGACCTGAATTAGCAAAAGACTCAAGCATTACAGAAACCACTGGTTGAGCAAATGCGGTATGTGCAAAGGACAACTCAATAAGAGTATCTGATGCTGCACTTGACAATGTTTCTAATCCTGCAAAGTATTCTCCCAAACCCGAATCGGTAATTTTTACAGGAATATCGAATGTCTTCCCGTTAAAAGGCTTACCATTTCCCATTAAACGAGCCATTAATGTTCTTGAATTAAGAACATTATCTACAACTTTCTTGTAGAGTTTTCTCTCGGTTGTTGGGTTGATACGAGCATTAGGGTTTATACCTGCTGGTGTTATACCTTGTGCCATATTTGTTTTTCCTTTCAAAAACTAAATAAATAAACAAAAATCCCCACCACTAAAGGTGAGGATAAATTCCTATCTTATGTAATTATCTAATAAATTTAATTGCAAGTCAAATTATCCGATTAATTCCTCAAAACCTCTTGCATTATGCAATTGGTCGTAAGATATGTCTTCTTCTTCACCTGCTGTCGGTATACTACCACCTGAAACAGGTGCGTTTGTTCCTGCTGGTTTAGTTGGTTTGTAGTATCTACTGTAAATGTGAACCACATCAGTAATTGGTGGGAGTCCTTGCTTTTCTCTTTCAAGTGATACCTCATACATTTTTTCAAATATCTCTGCCTGTGCTTTTAATCCTGGGTCTGTTCTTTCTGCTTTAGTCAGTACCCTACCTTCGTCTAATTTAGCCTTAATTTCAGGTGCTATTTCTGGTATCAAACCTTCTTCCCGTAAATAGTCTAACTGTGTATCCCATTCGGTGTTTATTTGTGCTTCACGTTCCTGCATAATTGCTAACTCTTGTCTTTGTGCTTCGTATTGTTCTTTTTGTAGTTCCTGTCTTTTATAGTCTTGATATTCTAAGGAAGCGTCTATAACTTCTTTCCAATCCTTAGGTGCTTCTTCACCTCTTGCTTCCCAAGGGAACTTGTAACCTGCTTCTTCTGCGACTTCTTTTTCCTGTTCGGTCATTCCTAACGCTTTCAATATCTCTTGCTTTGTTTCCTCTTTGGTTTTGGTTTTAACTTCTTCTACTATTTCTTCCAAAGGTATCTCTGGCTCTTGGGGTTCTTCTTTAGGTGTTTCTTCGTTCAAAACGGTATCCTCTTGAGGTTTTTCTTCAGAAGTTTGGGTATCTATGGGTTCTTCCTTAAAATCGGTATCACCGAGAAATGATTTAACTGTTTCGCTAACGACCTCATTAGACTCGTCAGCTGATTTTTCTTCTATAGGGGTATCTTGAATTAAATTATCCATAATTATTATATTTTACTACAATAGAATTTGAAATACAATAAAGGACTATTTTCTTTTTACTAATTCTTTAAGTTTCTTTTTTCCAGCATCTACTTTCTGTTGTCTTACTAAAGGTTCAAAAGGACTTTTAGCTTTATTTTCTATTGCTTTCTTATCTGCTTTTTCTTTTATCTTTTTACCTAATAAACCACCAGCAGATACTGCACCTCCTATTGCATATTTTCCATATTTTTTAACGCCTTTTTCTGCTTTTTCCATTATGTTATCTGTATCAATAGTAATTTTCATAGTTATATTATATCACCTTCTATTTTATCCTCTCTGCTTCTTTATTATATCTATTTAAAATATCTTTAATATTTATTCCTTTATCAATAACAATAGCATCACCTATTGGGACAGAATTAGTACCACCACCAAGTTTAGTTTTTTCAATAACTATTTCATAATCAGGAAAGTATTTCTTAATAGTTTCTATTTGTTTTGGATTAAGGTCAATTTTATTTTCAATAAGAAGTGATTTCACACCTGTTTGTTTATTTTCAGTAACAAGCGCTCTTAATAACCCTTTTTCCATAGCTTCGTTTGCATCTAAATTCATTCTATCTAATTCCATAGCGTGAGCCCCCATTACACCACCGCCTACTTTTCTTAAAGAATAAGGAGTACCGTCTGGACTAATATAACGAATTTGGTTTTTTCCTTCATTTATTTCCCCACCTATATTTGATATTGGTTTTAACTTTGATTTCAATACTTCATCTATACCCCCTACTTTGTTTTCTACTAACGGTTTCCACACGTCGCTTCCTTTTTCTTTATATTCTAAATATTTAGGTGGCACTATTTCATTTACCCACCCTTGGTCGTCAAACTCATCATAACTTGTTGGAAGTTTATTCTTATTTATTCTAATCATTACTTCATCGGGCGAACCATAACCACCTGTCATTTTTTCAGAAGGAGCAAAGTAAACACCTTTACCATACTGACCTCTTGCTGGTTTTAATCCTTCGTCTTTTATATTTTCTAACGCCTTTTTTGATGTTGTGTGATATCTAAATTCATTACTTGCTTCTTTTGCTGTATTACGAACACCTTGTATCATTGCGGTAAGGTCTTTGCCTGCGTTTTTAATGTTTTGTGCTCTTGCAATATCATCTAACCCACTTGCACCAGAGGGTGTTGTTGTAGGAGTAGCCATATCCATTACTGCCATCATATTTGTATTCATTGAAAGTTTTTTTTCTTCTTCGGTAAGCGGTTCGTTATTCATTACTTTTTTATTTATAGCCATTAGTTTATCTGTTTCTTCAGGTGTACCTAATAATATTCTTTTAGCCATTTTTCCTATTATATTTCCTAATTGAGCGGCAGGAATAAATTTCTCATATCCTCTCATTTCAGGGTCGTTCTCTGCATATTCTCTTATAGGTCTAACTGTCGCCGCTACTTCATGTAATATAGGAATAAAAGCAGGGGCTTGAACACTACTTAAACGGACTTTCTGTTCTTCGGGGGTTTCTTTTATTACTACTAACTTACCTTCTGAATTTTTAACTATTTTATATCCCACTTTGAGTTTCACCCGTAGGTTCTTCACCCGTAGGCATTGCTTGGGCTTCAGGACTTAGCAGGGGTCCTTCCAACGGCATTTGAGGTAGTTCCTGTGCCATTTGTTCTACAGACCTACCTTCTATATACTGTTGAAAATACATCTGCGGTTGGGTTTGGAATAACATCAATGCTTTGGCTCTACCTTCTGGGTCTGATGCTTCAATATCCCTGAAGAATGTTACAGGGTCTATCATAGCCATTCCAACTAATTGAAATGCTTCCGATTTTCGTCTTAACTTATCAACCGATGAAGCTGATACCTCTACTTCCATTCCATCTTCTATCATATCTCTATTTATCTTTTGGAATACCATCTGTCCTTCTTTACCGAGTATCTTTTCAAAATGAGTTTCTGTATAAAAGAGTTTCATCATTTGCATAGCCCAGTCAGACATCCATTCTGCAGCGGCATTTATAGTATCCTCTACTTCATCATCAATCCTTGTATAGTCAGACTCTTTGTATAATTGAGTTTGAGTAGCTGTATTTTCACCTGCCGTTATTCCTCTCAAAGCGGTATTAGTACCCATTTTAGTAAATACTCTTTCCCTATTCATTTGTTGGTCTTGGAATAAAGCTGAAGTAGGTTGTGAACCTGGAATAAATGTATGTACTTGGTTTAGGTTTCCGTCTATTAAAATATCTGAATTCGGGTCTGCCATATCTATTTGAGCAACATCTTCCGCGTTCAGCCCGCTTTCAGTTGAGAATACGTGCTTACCTTTGGCTAAGTTTGCCAATTCTGTTATCTGTTTACCCCTTATATTAATGTTATCTTGTAACCATACAGACTGTTCAATTCTTGAAGTTTCATCATAAACCATTGTTCCAATACCCTCGTGAGCCATAAACTTAAATGGTTTTCTTGGACTTGTGAAATGATTATGATAAATCCTCTCTTGTGTAACATTCAAAGGTTCACCCATAAGAAGCGAGTTTCTTAATTCCCCCTCATCTATAGGTCTTTTTCCTTTAGTTTCTACATCATAAGTATAAAGTTTAGTTTCACCATCCCAATCCCAGTAAGGATTTTTTATCTTATCAAATACTACTTTTCCGTATTTCCAAGCTGTTCCCTCAAGTCTTACCCATTTGTCGTTTTCTTTTTTATACCAAGTAAACCATATTTCCTCTATTTTTAGTTTTGTAGCGAGTTTCTTTTCACTTGGTTCTATATCTTGGTCCCACTTTAATTCATTGAATAAAGCTTCTTTCTTATTCGGCCACCTCATTAATATTTCTTTAACAGTTAATTCGTATGTATGGCAAATCCAATTCAAATCATCTTCATTTATCGCTGTGTGGTCTATTTCTATATTCTTTGGGTGTATAACATCAAACCTATAATCACCATCTCTACCTGCCTCTGCGTCCCATCTTGCCTTTAAGATACCTGTAAAGTAAATAGGTCTATGTAAATAAGCAGTACCTAATACAATTCGTGTTTCTCTTTTTCTAAACCTATTATTTAGCACTTCTGTTAATTCCTCTGCTACTTTTCTTGACTCCTCTGAGTCGTTGCCTGGTTTAACTATCATTTCAGGAACCCTACTTACTGCAACGGCTTTCAGTGTTCCCTCTGCCTCAAAGATGACGTTATCTAAATAACGGGCATTGTATTTTTTAAATTCTTTATTCTTTTCAGCTAATTCTATCTGTTTACCTAAATAATAGTCTTCGTTTCTTTTTCTTCTTTCTTTTAATTGAAGACCGTCAAAATATGTTCTCGACTTATCAATAAGCGAGTCCATTACCTCAACAAAATTACTATCGTCAAGGTCAAGTTTTAATGGGTCTAATATCGATATTTCTTTTTTATTCTCGTCCATAGTTTAATTATATCATTACAGGTGTGAGCTATATTGCCCATTTGTAGTAATTACTTTAATCGCTTTGCCTACTATTTTACCTTTTTGTTTACAATCAGGACATTTATCTGTTTTTGAAGCAATTATTTTCTTACATTTAAAACAATAAATATTATTCATCTAATAATTGATGTACTGCATCTTGAAAGACAATTTTTCTTCCACATTGAGGATTTTTACACTGTATTTGAATAGGATAAGGTTCGGGACTTTCCCCTGGTATTTCAGCAACTAAATCACCTTTGTACTGTGCAATAGGTGTACGACAGTCAGGACAATGATATATTCGCCAATTATCATCTTCTGTTGGAACAATCCAAATAGTATAAATTCGCTTTGCTGGTCGCATTTTAAGGGTTTCTAAATTAAGTTTTTTATTATGAATAGGTTCTTTTTTTCGGTAAGTGTAAGTTGTGTATTCAAACATATAAGTAATTATACTATATAAACAAACAACCCCCTATGCGCCAGGGGTTGTAAGTATTAATTTTCTCTCGAGGTACTCACACTATAATTATACATCATTTTACAAGGTACGCCAATCCTTACTTTTTTCTGCTTTAGCTTTTTCAAATGCAGTTAAGTCTAATTCGTGTATAGGTGGTTTTAATATATTCTTTCTTTCAGGTTCACTAAACGCACCTAACCTCGTATTAATAAATTTAACATCTGATAATCCGTAAGTAAGTGCATCGTATAAGTGGTCTTCAAGGGAACTATCCACATCCTCTACTTTATAAGGGTCATAAACAAGTAAAGGTAGAGTACGAATTAAATGTTCGCAGTTTTCTGTAACTAACATATAAGGAAGTCCATCAGGAGCTATCGATAACCAATTATGAAGCGTTGCTACTCTACCTAACCTATTTTTAGTCCCTGGTTTTAATGTTAACCAATGTCTTTTAGCAAGACTATCCCATTCTTCTTCCATTAACTTAGCGATAGGTTTACTTCCATCAGTCTGATTGTTAAACATAGCACTATCACCTACACCATCTTTGAATGACTTTACAGGTGAGCTTTCATAGATGATTTTAGCCCATTCTTTAGGGTGTTTGAACTTTCCATAGTATTCTCTATAAACAATAATACGATTAAATACAACCCCTTTATAATTTTCTTGTACTAAAGCACCTAATATACAAGCAAATGCACCCTCGTGGTTTTCATTTCCTGAATATCCCCAGTCAATCCACATAAAATGAGGAAGGTCTGACCTTGGTATTACTCTATTACAAACGTGCAATTCTCTGCGCCACTCTGCAAACACTTGGCCTGCAAATACATCCCAATCACCCTCTAAATAAGCTCTCTGCAAGTCTTTAGGTAAATCCTTTAATCGTCTTATATAGTCAGGGTCGGCTCTCATTAAAGCTTTGTTATCCCAAACTTTAGCTTGAACAAATCCAAAATCATTAGGGTTTTCGTTATCTTGAAACCGTCTGTCTATAAATAATCGTTTAACCCAACCATGACCTATACCGCCTGGATTACCTGTAAGAAACATTGAAACCTTACCACCTTTATCTGTAAACTCTTTATTGGAAGTTCTATTAGATGACCTTAGTATCTTAAATACCGTTTCTTCGTGTTGAGTTATTTCATCTATCGAAGTGTCCTCGTACTCCCTGCCTTGATAAGTATAGACATCCATCGCTGAACCTAAATGCGAAAACTCTGTTATAGAACCATTTGGATAATATATTGCTTTTTCACTTGCTCTATACCAATCAAATGTAAAAGGATATTCTACAAAGAATTGTCTTATATGGTTTGATAGTAATTCAGGATAGGTTTTTCTAACAATTAAACCTTTTGTATTATCGTATTTTAACCTGCGAGATATTTCCCTTGCTCTAACAAGATAAGACTTTCCCCCACCTTTAGCACCACCATAGAATAATACTGGTGTTTCCCACGATTTCTTTAATGCTTCTTTTTGTTTTGGTTGTAATGTTATATCTACTTTCATTCATAATCGTGAAATATAACCTCTATCTTCCCATCGCCTTTTACTTCCATTCCTTTTTCTTTTTTGGCAAATTTCTCTGGTTCTGTTCTTTCTAAATACCAAGCTTTAGCCTGCCAACTCTTATCTCTTATTATTTGGTTACATAAGGTTTGAGTTCTATTAGCCTTTGCCTTTTTTATAGCCTCTACAAACTCTACATGGTAGTTAGGGTTTAATGTTTTTTTATCGCTTTCGTACTCTCTTTGCCAATCATAAAAGGTACTTTCGCCAATTCCTGCGTTATTTGCCGCATCTACATCTAATGCTCCTAAAGATATATTCTTAACTATTAATTCTAATATTTCCTGGCTATATTTCATTTTCCTAAATAGTCCGCGCAAATTAATTCAATACTTCTTTCATTTGTTTCTCCTACTTCGTTTATAGCGTCTATTACTACTTCGTATTGCTCTGGCTTAAAATGTAAAGATAATGTTTTAAATTCTGAATCGTCTAGGTCGTGTTCTTGATATTGGTCAAAATCAAATTCCGAGATATCTTTCATTTCTCCTATTTCTTCCATAGTATAAGGAAGTTCTAAACCACCTTCTATAATTTCCATTGCAAGGTAGGCTTCTTCTACTCTATTAAAAGGTACTTGTTGTTGAAACCATATAGTAAGAGCCTTTGCCTTCAAGTCTTCTACTTGCCCGAAATCGTATATTAAGACATCTTTAAAGTCTGCTTCTAAACAACCTAAATATCTTTGCTCCCCATCTATAATTTCATATCCGTTATTATCTCTTACAAATATAGGAAGTAGCTGGCCGTTTTCCTTTATGGAATGTTTAACTTTCTCTAACTCCTTAGTATCTTTGTTCTTTGGATTCCAAGTATTAGGTCTTACTTCTTTTATTGAAACTGTTTTTAATTTTGATTTATCAAAGGTTATTCCCATTTAATACCTCTTTTCTCCCAAATTAAGGTGGCTTCTTTAGCCTTATCTAAAATAGTTTTAATTAAATACGCTTGTCTTTGCTTATCTGACTGTTTTTTTCTTTTAAATAGTTTAACATCTTTAGACTCGTCGGTCATATTGTTATTTTTATAAAAAATACTACATTTCAACCAAGAGGTAGCATCCGATGAATAAAAAGGGTACTTATTCCATAGGTCGAAGGCGTTAACTCCAAAAGCGTGGGTTTTACATCTATCTTTGATAATTGAAAAACAGGTATCTAACCAAGAGGTCATTAAATTTTTTCTCTTAGCTAAAGGAACTAAACCTCCTAAACCAATATAGTTATATTTTTCTACCATTTCCTTTAAATCATCTAAAGGAGCTTTATAATGAAAAACAGGAAGAGGTTTTAAACCTTTACTTTCCATATAAAGTAAATTTTCTTTAGTAGCTACCGAGTTTCCTATAACATCTAATACGCAGTAAACTCCGAATAATTCTTCGTTCTCTTTAAGGTAATTAATATATTTATCTATATCTATTTCTATTCCCTTTGTAAAAGCAGAATACGCTCCGCTATCTACGAATAGTTTTTTCTTATGCTTTAATTTTTCGATACCTTTCTTATCATTTACATAAGATAAAAGTATTTCGGTTTCATCTGTTATTAAACTTTCTTCTTTTAATCCTGCAAAATATACTTTCATAATAACGATTTAAGATAAGATACCTTTTTCCCTAACGGTAATCCCTCTCCGAACTCCTTACTAGGTGATTTAGTTAAAACTGACTTATATATACTCCCGCCTATAAATACATAATCATCTGGCGGTTCTATTTTAGGTAAATCCTTTTTCTTCATATCTTTAAAACTTTGGTTATAGTAACTTATTTTATCGGTATCCTTTATCAGCCCGTATTTAGCCGAAAGGATATAAATATCCATTTCTGGATAAAAACGCCTTAAAACCGAGTAGGAAACCCTAAAAAGCGTACTTTTCCAGTATAGTTCCCTTGCAGGTACGTTATTTAACTTATACTTACCCTTAGTACAGGATATTATTCCTATCATTTAGTTACCTGATTTAAGTATTTTAAGGCTTCTACCCATTCCTCTACTGTTAAGAGAGAGTCCTTAATACCATTTTTTACAAAAGCTTCTGTTCTTTCTACGCAAGTTCCGCATTTTAAACAAGGTCTTTCATTACCTTTATAACAAGACCAAGTTAGATAATAAGGAACTCCTAATGTTATTCCCTCTGCTACTATATCTGCTTTAGTTTTATCTAAATAGGGGGCTTCTATAATAGTTTCCCCTAAACCCTCGGTAGCTGATTTTAAAGCTTTGTTTAATTTTTCTACGAACTCTGGTCTGCAGTCGGGATAAATAAAATGGTCTCCGGTATGGGCACCAAACATAATTTTATCTGCTTTTTCTGATATAGCGTACCCATAAGCAATAGAAAGCATTATCGCATTTCTATTAGGAACTACCGTCGACTTCATATTATCCTCAGCATAATGACCTTCTGGTATTTCTTCCGAAGAAGTTAAAGAAGAATTAAGCAATTTCTTTACTCCCGATATATCTACTACTTTATAATCAATTTCTAATTCTTGGCATAACTGAGAAGCGAATGCTAACTCTTTACTATGCTTCTGCCCATAATTAAAACCCAATGCCTTAACATCTTTTGTTTCTGATAAAGCTTTATATAAGACGGTAGTACTATCCATACCACCTGAAAGTATTACTATTGTTTTCATATTTTAAAGAGGGGTTGGCTACTTGGTAATATAACCAACCCGCGTTGAACTACATTTCTAC